TATTATCCCGTTCCCGCCGGAGGCAAAAGAGGGTACGGAGCCTCCCGATATTCTGGGCTACCCACTTACGGACAGTGGCAACGGAGAGCGGATGGTGGCGCTTTATGGCGCCGACGTCCGGTACTGCTTCGAAATGCAGAAGTGGATGGTGTGGGACAAGCGCCGCTGGGCAGTGGATCAGGAGGGCGCGGTGAAGCAGCTCGCCAAGCGCATGGCGCGGATGCTCTACTTGCAGGCGGTCTCTATACCCTCAGATGGCTTGCGCAAAGCCACGGAACAATGGGCGCGTAAGTCGGAATCCGCGGCGGGGATCAACGCAACCCTGGCCCGATTTCAGACAGAGGAAGGGATTCCGGTCTCCGCGGCGAAGCTGGACCAGCATCCGTTCCTGCTGAACTGCCTCAATGGGATATTGGATCTGAACCCGCAACAGCGGAATTTGAACGGGCCAGAGCTGCGCAAGAACTTCCGGGCGAACCTGGTGACGAAGTTATGCGGGATCGATTATACGCCGGACGCGAAGTGCCCGCGGTTCCTAGAGTTCCTTCACCGCATCATGGGAAACAATCCGGATGCGGAGGTCTCACAAGCCACCGGTGAGAAGGTCGCTTTCATCCGAAAGGCGTTCGGGCATGCACTCACGGGAGATGTAAGCGAAAAGGCCGTTTTCTGTCTGGTGGGAAACAAGGGAGACAACGGAAAATCGACGCTGTTGGATTTGTTCCGCCTTATCATTCCCGAGTACTCGGGGCAGTTGAACATCGAAACCCTGCTGGTGCGGCCGGGCGGTGAAACGAACGCTACCCTGTCCGATTTGGCGGACCTTCGTGGAGCGCGATTTGTGACCACCTCGGAGCCCGGCGAAGGGCGCAGGATCGAAGTCGGCCGACTGAAGTACTTGAGCAGTGGGGGGACGCCGGTGAAGTCGATGAAGAAGTACGAAAACGCCATCGAGTTTCAGGCAACCCACAAGATCTTTATCGAAATGAACGAGCGGCCGATGCTGCAAGCCAACGATCAGCCGGTCTGGAATCGGATCAAATGCATTCCATTCGATGTGTCGATTCCCAAAGAGGAACAGGACAAGGGGCTCAAGGCGCGGCTGTATAGCGAGGAAGCCGCCGGCATTCTGGCCTGGGCGGTGCGGGGGTGTATGGCATGGCAGGCAGAGGGCCTGGTGGAGCCAGCGGAGATGACAAAGGCCGCCGCCGACTGGCGCGCGGTGAGCGATCCGCTCCGAGAGTTCATCGACGACTGGTGCGATCTTGGGCCGGGATTGCATTGTACTGTGGCAGAGATGACGAACGCCTACGCCGCGTGGTGTCAGAAATACGGCGAAAAATATGCTCTAAATCGTGTGAAATTCAACGAGAACCTTCGGCGACGCGGAATCCAACAAGACCACAAAGACGGAAAGCGCTGCTGGGTCGGCATTGGGCTGCACGTGCCGATGGACGTGAAGCTGTTTTAGCGTTGGCGGGTGCGTGGCTTCCAGGGGAGGTCACGCGATTTGTGTGTCTGAGTGAGCGTCCCTGTAAGTCTATATTTTCGTTACAACTCTTTTTTAATTGTGAGAGAGTTGTAACGGTGTAAGATCTTCCATTTCTGAGAGTTGCACGGATCTTACAATACTTTACGGTGTTTCTATAAAAGTCAGCTAGGTTAAGTCTCGTGAGAAGAGTTTCCCGAAATAGTGGTATGGACCTGTAAGGTTGTAATGGTCCTAAAACATTTCTCGTAAAAAACGTTTGACAGCCCGCGCGATTCCGTGATAAGTATGAAACTGTATCGGGCAGTCCCAATCTGCCCAGCCTGACGGGTGGCAAATAGGCTTATCCGGCGGCCCAACGCCGGTCCCGTGCTGATTTAATAAGTACCCCTGTTCCCGCAACACAGACGTTGACGATTGAGAACTTCGCCTCACATGTACAAGTGTATTCAGGAAGCGAACCAGGCCGAATCCTGCGTGCGGTACCCGCCGCGGAAGCCGCGCGCTTGGTCCATTGCGGAGCGCGGATTCGCGCGCGCAATGGAAAGGTTCGGGAGATTGAGATAACCAGAGGCCCCGGCCAGCCGGTGGGCCCGCCTTCGTCTCCGAGTCTCACTCAGTATATGGGCCAGCGGTACACGCGGGTGCAGACGCTGAACGATTCAGCGGCGCACTGCGTGGAATTCAAGTTCATCCATCCGGGAGATCGGCCTTTGTTTCTACTGAGCGTGACGGACTGTCTAATATCGCCGAAGGACGAATCCGTGAGGAGCGACTGATATGTCGATACCGGAATCGAAAAGCGTTACGCGTGGGACGCTCTGGTTGGTGCTGGTGGCCTGCGGAGTGCTCATCGCTGCCCTGGCCAGGGTCTCGACGTCGGGCATCGAGGCATGGGCGAAGACCGTCGAGGATCGCGGCATCGAAAACCAACGGCGCATCACGGCGTTGGAACGTCAGTACGCCGCCATTGAAGAGCAACTGAAGGCCTCGGCGGACCGGCAGACCGACATGCTGGAGTTGCTGCGGGAACATATGCGGGCGAGTAAGTAGATAGCGGCCGAGGCCAGTCGTGGAAGAGGAAGAAGGATTGAATAGCGCGGCGGCCATGGCGCGCAGCAAGGGCGACGCCGCAATCGCGGACGGATGGCCACGGTTCGTCGCGGCGGTAAAGGCCCGGCTGGAGATTGGCGCTCGGATGTATGGCGACGCCTCCTTCGAGTCTCCGTCCGATTGCGTGGCGGTAGAGATCCAGCAGGAATTGCTGGATGTGATGGGTTGGGGTTTTATCCTGTGGGAGCGAATGCAGGCGCTGGAGGGCAGGCTGGCAGAGCTGGAGGCTGGCGCAGCGGTGTCGGGCCCTCCGAGGGGAGCGGGTCCTTCCGGAGGTCCCATCGCGTGCGGGTGGCTTGGTGGCGTCGTGCAACTCTCAGAGACAGGTGAATCTGGGTAGCAATGGGTAGCGGGTAGCAGGTAGCGTGAGGGGTAATCAAACACAATACGCGGCGCATCGTAGGGCTTTAGGGTTGCCGGGAGGTAGCCGGCGCGCTGTCCAGAAGGCGCTCGAAACCAAGCGGATAGCGACCGGACCTGACGGGTTGATCGACTTCGAGGCGGCGGATGCGTCCTGGGCGGAGAACACCAATCCGGCCAAGGTTCGCGACGTGCAGACGTCTGCAAAACTGGAAAGCGGCCCTTCTATTCGAGACCAGCAGCTCGAACTGTTGACCGAGAAGACGCTCACGGCGCGTACCAAGCGCCTACAACTTCAAGGAGACATGATCCTGGCGGCGGACGCGGAACAAGTCTTCGGGGAAGTGATCGGTACCGCGAAGAACCTGCTGCTGCGTATCCCCGACGATCTGGCCGAGCAGCTCGCGGCGAGCAAGGAGCCGCCCGAGTGCCGAAGCGTTTTGGAGCACGGCATCCGCGAGGCCTTACTTTCCCTCGAAAAGCAGTTAGCGGCATGATTACGGCAGCGGAGTTTCGGCGGAAGCTGGCGGCCCATTGGACCCCTCCAGGCGATATCTCCACATCCGCTTGGGCGGACAAGCAGATGGTGCTGAGCCCGGAGACCAGCGCCAAGCCGGGCGCCTGGCGCACGCGGTCCTACCAGCGGCAGCCGCTGGACGCGACCTCGGACCCGGCCGTGCGCGTGGTGGTGCTCTGCGCCGGCGTACAGATGCTCAAGACATCCGTGATGAAAGCCGCGATTGCCCGCACGATTGCCGTGGATCCGAAGCCCGTCATGATGTTGGTTCCCCGCAAGGAGGATGCGCGGGAGTTCGCCGACGATCACATGGTTCCCATGATTCGGGACATCGAAGCTCTCCGCGGAAAGATCAAGCTCACGCGCATGGGCAAGGCTCCGCGCAATTTTCGGGGTGGGCGGCTGGTAATCACCTCCGCTGGAAGCGCCATGAACGTGGGCGGCAAGGCCATTGGGCTGCTGTGCATGGACGAAATAGACAAAATGGTCCCGGACGTCGGCGATGAGGGCAACCCCATCGAGCTGGCCCTGCAGCGGCAGACCACCTTTCGCAGCCGCGCCAAGGCGATTCTGGCCTGCTCTCCTACGACTCCCGGATCGGCCATCGACGTTTGGTGGCAGCGTTCGGACCAGGCGGATTTCTACGTGCCATGTCCCCTGTGTGGGGAGTGGCAATGTCTCTATGGCAAGTTCCGGTCACATGTCCGCTTCGATGAGAAGCTCGAAACCCGCGAGGAACAGGCTCTTTCGGCGCGATATCACTGCCAGAAGTGCGACCAACCCTGGGACGATCGTCTCCGCTGGGCCGCAGTCGAAGGCGGTGCATACCGGCCGGCGAAACGGTTTAACGGAATCGCGGGCTTCCGGGTGTCCCAGCTTTGCAGTCTGGACCGGCATCTCTCCGAGATGGTTCTGTCCTACCTGCGGGCCAAAGATGCGCCGGCCGATCTCAAAGCGTTCATCAATACGTGTCTGGCCGAGAACTGGGAAGACCAGAGCCAGGCGCCCGAGTGGGAACGCCTGATTGGGGCCCGAGAGGAGTATGCGCCGGGTACCGTGCCACGCGGAGGCCTGCTCTTGTTTGGCGGGGCGGATGTCCATCCGGATCGGATTGAAGTTGAGTTGGTGGCTTTCGGTCGCCGGCGCGAAAACTGGTCTGTGCTGTATGAGATCTTCGAGGGCAATACGGCGGAATTAACAGGCCAGCCGGGAAAGCCTAGCCCGTGGGAGAAATTGCAGGCTACGCTCGGGGAATTGTGCCCATGCCAGGGCGGCGGGTATCTGCCCGTCTCGCGGTTCTTTATCGACTCGGGCAATCAGGCGAACACGGTGTATCAGTTCGTCCGTATGCAGGGCGACGGACGCGTGGTAGCGATCAAAGGCGTGGCGCACGGGCATCTTCCGGTGTCGCAGCCGAAGCCTGTGGACGTGACGATCTTTGGCCGCGTCATCAAGAGCGGTCTGAAGATTCGAAACGTCGTGGTTGAGTTCTTCAAGAGCGAGCTATACGCCGATCTGCGGAAGAAACAGCCGACGGCAGAGCAGTTGGCGCAAGGGTGGGCCTATCCCCCGGGTTACTGCCATTTTCCCAGGACCAAGAATTACGGCGATGAGCATTTCAAGCAGCTCTGCGCCGAGCAATTGGTCTCGGTCAAGGACCGCCGTGGCCGCCTCCGGCAGGAATGGCAGCAAATGCGGGCGCGAAATGAGGCGCTCGATGTCCGTGTCTACGCCCGGGCGGCGGCCTGGGAGTACGGGATAGATCGCTTCAAGGAACACAACTGGCGGGTGGTTGAAGCCAAGCTTGGTCCGCAACAGGCTGGACTTGAGCTGTGCGCGTCTATAGGCGTGATTCCGCAGCCGTCGCCTGAGAAGACGATTCCTACCGTGCCGGGCGCGGTGATACAGCAGAGCCGCTTGCCTGTCTACCGAGCTGCTCGATCAAGGTATCTGTGATGGCCTACACCGCGACGGACTTGGCCGCTATCCAGGACGCAATCGTCAGTGGCGCGCGGCGCGTGCGCTTCACGGATGGACGTGAGGTGGAATATCAGTCCACTAAGGACCTCATGGCGGTGCAAACAGCTATTGAAGGATCCTTGGCAGCCTCCCAGAAGCCGGTTGTAAGGCGCATCAAGGTTTGGACGAAGAAGGATTTCTGATGGCCGCGCACAACATGGTTCCAATTCGAACTTCCGCTATTGTGGATCAGCACGGGCGTCCCATGGCTAGCGGCTTCGATCTTGCGGGAACCAATCCGCTCTGGGACGCCGCCGGGAACGGCCGGCGGATGCGTGGCTGGAATCCTGGACTGACGGGACCGAACTCAGCCTTGATTTATGCGGCGGATACTATCCGCGCGCGTTGCCGGGACATGATCCGCAAGAACCCCTGGGCCGGGAGCGCGGTAAATTCGAGTGTTGCCAACGTGGTGGGAAATGGGATCAAGCCGCAGAGCCATGCTCCCGGCGAGTATAAGCAGAAGATCCAGGATTTGTGGAATGACTCGGTCGGGGAACTCGATTCCGCTGCCCGATGCGATTTCTATGGGCTGCAATCGCTGATATGGAAGTCCGCTCAGGAAGGCGGCGAGTGCATTATACGGATGCGACCACGTCTCGCGTCGGATCGCCTAGCAGTGCCCATTCAGGCGCAGGTGCTGGAAGCGGAACATCTGCCCGAGTTCTATAACATGCAGATGCCGAATGGAGACGTGGTGCGCGCGGGCATCGAGTTCGATCAACTGGGCCGCCGCGTGGCTTATTGGCTCTATCGGGAGCACCCTGGGGACCGGGCGTTGTTTCTGTCCGACAACCTGATCCCGATTCAGGTTCCCGCGTTTCTTAACGGCGTCCCGAACGTGATCCATGTCTATCCGGTGCTTCGGCCTGGGCAGATGCGCGGGATGCCGTGGCTCACTCCGGTGTTGGCGCGGCTATATGAGATCGATCAATGTGAAGACGCCGAGATCGTCAAACGCAAAGTGCAGAACATGTTTTGCGCTTTCGTGCGCAAGAACAGCCCCGAAGATTCAGTGGCCGGTGAGAATACGGAAAACAACCGTGAGGCTACGGTGGAGTTGGAGTTGGGCCCCGGGCTGATGGAGGTCTTGCTGCCTGGCGAAGACGTCGTATTCGCCGAACCCAAAGGCGATGTAGGCGCGGCAGAGATTTTTATCCGCGTATGCCTGCGAGCTATCGCCGCCGGACTGGGCTTGACCTATGAGCAGCTTACCGGCGACATGACCGGGGTCAACTATTCCAGTGCGCGCGTGGCCCTGTTGGAATTTCGGCGCCTATGCGAGCAGTACCAGCGCCAGGTGATGATCTTCCAGTTCTGCCAGCCGTTCTTCAACGCATGGCTGGATGCCGCGGTGATCGGAGGATCGATCGCGCTGCCAGGCTATGCACAGAATCCGCGGCCTTACCGAAAGGTCGAATGGCATCCCCCGCGTTGGGATTGGGTGAGCCCTAAGGACGATATCGCAGCCGAGCGCGCAGCGGTGGAGGCGTGCTTCAAATCCCGCGCGCGAGTGATAAACGAGATGGGGGACGACGAAGAGCAGGTGGATGCCGAGATTGGCCGCGACCATGAGCGCGAACGGCGATTGGGCATCAACCCGGTGTATGGGGCCGTGCGCATCACCGAGACGATTGCGGAGCCGCCCGGAGCAGCTCCCACAGAGCCGGTGCAGTATGGAGCGTAGAAATGACCAGGCTTGAAGAAGTCGTGCAGCGTCTCGGATCGCGCCCCGCGCTGATCCGCATGGCGAACGCCGGTGATTATTTTGGCGATAACGCCCCATATCGAATCGAAGAGGGCGTGGCCATCATCAACGTGTTCGGCCCGCTGCTGAACGAGAAGTGCGATTGCGGGGGATGCACGTTTTATGGCGACGTGCAGGATCAACTAAAGATCGCCTCGGCCGACCCAAGCGTTAAGGGAATCCTGCTGAACATCAACTCCCCCGGCGGCAGCACGGACAATTCATTCGAGACGGCCAACCTCATCGCATCTTTGGAGAAGCCCTGCTATGCGGTGGCCGGAACGATGGCGTATTCCGCCGCGTATCTGCTGGCTTCGCAAGCGGACAGGGTTTACTGCGTCGAAACCAGTGGTGGTGTAGGTTCCATCGGCGTCTACTGTCTCCATATGGACCTGAGTGGGATGCTCAAGAAGATCGGCGTGGTTCCCACGTTCATTTCAGCGGGTGAAGGGAAGACGGATGGAAACCCCTTCGAGCCGCTTTCCGATTCCGCGCGTGCGGATTTGCAGGCTGAGATCGACCGTCTGTATGGCGAGTTTGTGGGAGCGGTGGCGATGGGGCGCGGGCTCAATCCGACCGCCATTGTGAAGATGGGGGCGCGCTGCATCGAAGGGTCCGCCGCCGCGATTGCGGCCGGCCTGGCGGACGCGCCTGGCGACATGGAGACCGCGTGGGTCGATCTCTGCACTGAAATTCAGCGGCCGAAGATGCCCCTTATTCCGGGCATGGCCGCGCAAGGCTCTGCGGCTTCCGCCGCCGAGGTTAGGGAGAAACAACGTATGGACGAAGTGGAAACA